AAAGCTATACAAGAACAACAAACAATAATAGACGATTTAAAAACTAGAATAGAAACATTAGAAGGATAGTGATAGACTAATACTTTTAATTAGGAGAATTAATTATGGCAGAAGCTAATGACAACACAGTAAACGAAGAACCAAAGGTTTTAACACTTACTGAAAAGGTAGATGACAAAGATGTTGAAAAGAAATACCTAATAGATGATATGTCTGATGAAGGTAAAGTAATTTATAACAAACTAGCCATCATTCAAAAACAAAAGAATGACATGGTTACAAATGCTCAATTTGAAATAGAAAAAGCAGATGTACTCATTAATCATTTTATGGCAGAGTTAAAAAACAATTTGCCTGAAGAAATGGAAGCAAGTGATGAAGATGCCGAAAGTGGAGACAACAAACCCAACTGATTTAAGTAAGTTGGAACTACATGAGCAAATATGTTCTTTACGCTATGAAAACATAGAAAGGCGTATGGAATCAGGCTCTAAAAGATTTGTTCGTATGGAGCAACAAATTTGGGGTTTATATGCTCTGATTATTGCTTCACAAATTATAGGAGCATTTATCTAATGGCAGGATTAAAAGTAAGCGTAGAACCAACCCAAGAGCCAGTCACATTACAAGAAGTTAAAGAATACTTACGAGTAGATGATTCTACTGATGAAAGAATCATAAGACCTTTCATAGAAACAGCTAGAAGGTTCTGTGAAGAACACACTGGTAGAGCTTTGATGACTCAAACATTAATACTTTACCTAGATGCTTTCCAAGATATTGATGACTCTTTATGGGAAGGTATGAGAACTGGTCCATACCTTAACTATTATAAAAACTATATAGTCTTACCGAGATCACCAGTAGCTTCTGTTACCCATGTCAAAACTTATGATGATTCAGATACAGCTACCACAATGGCATCTACTGAATACTATGTAGACAACGCTAGAGAACCAGCAAGAATAGTTTTAAGAACAGGTAGCACCTTTCCTACAGCATTAAGAGTAGCCAATGCTATAGAAGTAAAATACATAGCAGGTTACACATCACAATATAATATTCCTGAACCACTAAGACTGGGCATACTACAACACATAGCTTTTCTTTATGAACACAGAGGAGATATGTATGATGCTAAGTTACCTTATCCACCAATGTTAAGGTCTTTATACTCACCTTATGTTGTACATAAAGGATTAGGCTCATCTTCGTTAATGGCGTTGGGATAAAATGGCTAATAGTATCGGCAAGATGCGATATAGGGTAAAGGTAGAAAACGCTACTAATACTCGTGATGCAGGTGGTGGTCTTTCACAATCTTATTCTCCAGTCACATTCATTTACGCCAATATTAAGCCCACAAATGCTAATAGCACATACAGACAAGGGATAGTGCAAGAAAAGGTCACACACGAGGTTACAATTCGTTATATGAAGAATATATCTACTAATAGTAGAGTAAGTTATGGAACTCGTAACTTTAATGTCAAAGGTATTGTTAACGTAGATGAAAGAGATAGATACCTGAAATTGTTATGTGAAGAAGGCGTAGCAATATGAGTTTAAAAAATCAAGGATTTAAAAATATTGAACAATTTAAAAAAAAATTAGAAAAAAGATTAATAGCTAATCCACATAAAAATTCTTTAAAAGCTGTTGGTCGTTCTACTTTAGTTGTTAATAATACGGCAGTCAAAAGTATTACAGCAGGTGGTACTGGTGAAACTATTAAAAAATATGAGCCTACTAGAACACATACACAATCTAAACCATTAGACCCACCTGCTAGTGACACAGGTTTTCTAGTAAGTCAAATAACAAGCGATATAAGAAGTAGTCCTGATGGTAGTGTTGTTGGACAAATTATATCTTCAGCACCTTATTCAAAAGCATTAGAGTTCGGTACAACTAACATGACTGAAAGACCATTTATGCAACCTGCACTTAGAAAAAATAAAAAGAAAATTTTAGATATTTTTAAACAAGAAGGTGTAATTAGATGAGCATAGGACAATTTCAATTACAAAGTGCTGTATATACTGCTTTAAATGTTAGTGCTATAACATCTTCATTATCTTGTGGTGTTTATGATGAAGTTATAGAAGGTAATACATATCCATTTATTACACTTGGTGAAGAAACAGCTATTGATTACAGTACAAAAGATTTAACTGGTGGTGAGTACACAATCAATATTCATATTTGGTCACAATACAAAGGTTCTAAAGAAACCAAACAAATAATGGACAAGGTACACGATTTATTGCATGATATAGACTTAACTGTCACAGGTTTTAATCTGATAAACCTCAGATTTGAATATAGTGATATAATGAGAGACCCAGACGGTGTTACTAGACATGGAGTCATGAGATTCCGAGCAATAATATTAGGAACAAACTAATTTATTTATAGGAGATAAAAATGGCAGCACAAAAAGGTTTAGATGTCTTAATGAAAATTGACATCAGTGGAACTAAAACTACTATTGGTGGTTTAAGGTCTACATCAATAACACTTAACGATGAATCAGTAGATATAACCAACAAAGATAGTCTTGGTACTAGAACACTATTAGCAGGAGCAGGTGTCAACAGTCTTTCTGTTAGTGGTTCAGGAGTCTTTACAGATTCAGCAGCAGAAGTTGCAGTAAGAACTTCATTTCAAGCACAACAAAATACATCAAATGGTTCATCAGCACAAACAGCAGCATTTGAAACATTTGAATTCATAATACCAAATTTAGGTACTTACACTGGTGCTTTTCAAATCACTTCTTTAGAGTATGCTGGTGAATATAATGGTGAAGCAACATATTCAATGTCTTTTGAATCAGCAGGATACATTACATTTGCAGCAGCATAAGGAGTAACTTATGGCTTGGGAAAAAGTATTACTTAAAATTAACAATCAAGATGTACATGGTATGTTTAACGGAGAACAATTAGACATACCAGTATGTGATATCAAAGATACTATTAAAGTAAATGGCAAAATGATGCAAGTTATGTCATCAGTCATTGATACAAGAGATAATATTTTAAAAATAAAACTTGCAAAGGCAAGTCAACCAAAAGGAGAAAAGTCAGATGGCGAATCCACTAAAGGGTGAAATAACTGTTCAATTAGCAGATAAAGATTACAAATGTAGGCTTACTGTAGATGCAATAATGCAGATTGAAGATGCTTGTGATTGTGGTGTAATAAAACTTGCTACAAAAATGAGTGAAGGTGACATTAGATTAAATGAAATTATAAATGTTCTAACCCCTGCTCTCAGAGGTGGTGGTAATGATTTACAACGCAAAGATGTTGTAAATATAGTTCAAGAAGCTGGTATAGTAAAAGCAACTGCTGCTGTAGCTAACTTACTAGCTAAATCTCTAACTGATGATTCAGAGGAAGCAACAGACGAGGGAAAGCAAGAACAGGGGGAATAATAAGTGATTCCCTGCCTATCAGACGCTATTTTTCTATTTGTGTTGGCATGATGGGTATGTCTCCTAATAATTTTTGGCAATCTAGTCCGCAAGAAATTTATTTAGCTATAGATGGATTTGTTGAATTTAATGGTAGTAAAAAAGAAGAAGCTCCTATGACTTCTAATAGAGTAAAACAATTAATGGAGTTATATCCTGACTAATGGCTAATCCAGTTGACCAACTTATTGTAGAAATCCGAGCAGAAACTAAATCTTTGCGAAAAGGATTAGATGATGTAAACAGAAAGCTCGGAAATGCAAATAAAACAGCTAAAAAATCTGTAGCAACTTTTGGTAATTTAGCTAAAGTGTTTGCTGCTGTAGGTGCAGCTAGATTAGGTGGTGCAATTGCAAATACATCTAGAGAATTTCAAGATTTAGAAGCAACTTTAAAAGGTATAACAGGCTCAGCAGAAAGTGCTGCTAGTTCTTTTGACCTGATTAAACAATTTACAGCAACAACAACATTCCAAGTACAAAATGTAGCTAGTGCATTTACGACCCTTGTTAATGCTGGTATAGCACCAACAAGTGATGTTCTACAAGATTTTGGTAATTTTGCAGCTGGTGCTGGTAAAGATATTACACAAATGGCACAAGCTGTATTTAATGCTACAACTGGTGAAATGGAAATGTTAAAACAGTTTGGTGTTATTGCTAGAGTTGAAGGCGATAAATTAGCTGTTAATTTTAGAGGAAGCAAAGAAATGATTGGTAGAGATGCAGACTCTATCGTAGCTTTTTTAAGAAAAATATCACAAGAAAACTTTTCAACTGCTTTAGAAGAAAGAGCAAATACTGCTAGTGGTGCTATATCTAATTTAAAAGATGCAGTTTCAATCACTATGGCAGAAATAGGTGAAGGTGGATTACTAACTGTATTGACAGAAGGTTCTTTAGCATTAAAAGAACTTGCAGAAAGAGCTAAGCCTGTGGCACAAATTTTTGGTGGCATATTATTACAAACTTTTAACCTACTAAAAAACACTGTTGGTATTTTAGTGGCTAACATGAATAGCTTATTAATAGCACTTTCAATATTTGCTGCAACAAGAGCACCTGCGTTTGCTGCTTTGTTTATGGCAAAAGCTATGGGTACACTCAGAAAAGCAATTTTAGGCGTCAGAGCAGCTATGCTTTTATTACAAAAAAACCCACTTACAGCAGCTTTGGTTTTAGGTGCTTTGGCAATACAAAACTATACATCTCTTCTTGATGATGCTATTACAAAAATGAAAGAAGTAGGTGAAAGATTTGCTATTGATATGGGATTTCTAAATCCTGAACAACTAAATAAAACAGATAAAAGTGTAGAAGAACTAAATAAAGAAATAGAAGATATGCTTGATAAAATGACAAATGATTTAGACCCTGCAATGCAAACTACAGCAGAATTTACAGATGAATTAGAACAAGCTGTTACAAGTGCATCTAATGCTTTTACATCACAATTTGTAAACTCCTTACTGGATGGACAAAACGCATTACAGAGCTTTAAAGACTTTTCAAGAAATATTGTTTCACAGATTATCGCTATATTTTTGCAATTAGAAGTTGTTAACAGAATATTAGCAGCTATATTTCCTAACTTTCAGGGTACTGTAGGTACAGGATTGTTTGGGGGTGGCACAAGTGGTGCAACAGCATCGGCAGGTTTATCAGGTTCAGGTCAAGCAGGAATGGGTGGTATGCCATTAGGTCTTGGTGGTGCTGGTGGTGGTGCTATGTATGGTGGTCAGGCAAGAATAGTAGGAGAACGTGGTCCTGAAATTTTTGTACCACATACTAGTGGCAATTTAATGAACAACATGAATAGCAAAAATGCTATGGGTGGCGGTACTACAGTAATCAATCAATCAATAAACTTTGCTACTGGTGTTGTACCTACTGTAAGAGCAGAAGTAATGAAAATGATGCCACAGATAGCTGATGTTACAAAAGGTGCTGTAGCAGAAGCTGCAATGCGTGGTGGTAATTATAGGAGAATGTTACAAGGTGGCTAAATTAATAACTATGCCTACAACTCCTAACTTTGTAAGAAGTAATTTCACTTTAGTTAGAACTGTAGGAACAACTGTATCGCCTTTTACAGGTAAAACTAAAACACAAGAGTTTGATGGTGTATATTGGACAGCTGAAGTAACTTTACCACCAATGCGTAGAAGCACTGCTGTTAATTGGCAATCTTTTTTACTTGACTTAAATGGACCAGTAAATACTTTTAAATTTACAGACCCTGATGCTTTAAGTAATTTAGGAACATATACAACAGCACATTTAACATCAGAGTTAAGAACTAATAATACAAGTGTCACTTTATCTTTTGCATCTAATGGAACACTTACAGCAGGTGCATCAACTTTTGCTAATACCAAGGTTGGAGATTTTATCGTAATTACTGGTGCAACAAATGAAGAAAACAACGGAACATTTAAAGTGACTACAGTAACAAGTAACACAGTTGTTGTAACGGATGGTGATTTTACTACTGAAAGCAATACAGCAAGTTGTAAAGTAAGAACCAATGTTAAAGGTGCTACAGGATTATGCCTTAGAGCTTCTACAACAGGTGCTAGTGGCACTATTAAGAAAGGTGACTACCTGAGTGTTCAATCATCTGCAAGTTCTACAGGAACACCAGCACAGTTAGTTATGGTAGTAGAAGATGCCACAGCAACTAGTGATGCAGGTAACGATTTTTACTCTGTTAAGACAGAACCTAAACTAAGGTCTGATTTAGCTACTGGACATTATGTAGTTTTTACAAATCCTAAAGGTAATTTTAGATTAGTTAGCAACGAAGTAAGCTGGTCAGCAGATAAAATTTCTAACTATGGAATAAGTTTTTCATGCATTGAGGTA